TCAAATTCTTTCTGCTGGTTTTGACAGCATCAATACTCTTCAGATTGAAGTGAACAAACGTAATGCCATCGTCATAACTGCCTGGATTCGGATTGGGTGTGATGAATTTCTTGTTCACGACACTCACTGTCCCGTTTATGCTAATCCGAACTTTGCTCGTCATCCAGATGAATACGTCGCCTGCTCTTTCTGTTTTAAGCTTGCTATCAATCTCTTCTCGAATTTTGTTGAATGTGCCTTCAACCAATTTATTGAGATTCACTTCTGTCTCGGGAGTCAACGACAATGATTCTCGGCTTGGTGTGATTTCAAGCGAACCAATCTCGGCTTTGATGTAAAGTGTTCCGACAATATCGAGACCAAGAGAACCTTTAATATTACGATAGAAACGATAGCTGACAGGGTAACATACATTACCCATCACAACACAAACTTCATCTCCGTGATATTTGTCTGTTGTATAGCCTTTTTCGTTAAGCTCATCGACGTCAATAATCTCTCGGTAGTATTCTTTTTGTCCACGAATGACTTTAACTTCGTCGTTGCTGAATGCACGGAGTTTGACATCGGCTTCTCGTTCAAACTGATTCATATCGCTTTCGAGAACAGGAACACTCACCGACATGCCGTTTGGTTCCTCTGTCTTGCGTTCGGACAATAGAGAAATACTCGGCACGCCGCCATCACCAAGAAATGCAAGATACTGGTATTCAATACCATTCCATCTTGAAGAAACAGTGAACGATTTTGTATATGCAAACGGAGATTTAGAACCAAGACCAAGCCCACCAATCATGTCGTTGGTGTCTGACTTGTCGCTTGCGAAGTATGTTGTATAGAGTTTCTTTATGTTTTCTGGAGACAAGCCAGTGCCGTTATCAATAACATCAAAACTTGGATGAAGCGATGTTGGCAGGATGACCTGAACAGGTTCGTGATTGTTATTAGCCTTATGAGCATCGACAGCATTGCATACTAGCTCACGGATGACAGCTTCAATCTTGTTTGAGTAGAGATTGTCTGATAGGATTTGGAATGCCTTGGCAGATGCCTGAATACTGAACTGCTTAACATTACCAATATTGTGTTTTACTTCTTGAACATTTAGTTTCATAGCCTTATAAGCCCTTTCTTTATTACTGTAACCGCATTATAGCTGATTATTTGTACGTTAGCAATAGCGAATCAGCAGATAATCTATGCTTAACAGGGAATTTACGAGTCTTTAACAATTCGGCGTTCTTGACTGCCCTTGCGTGTGTTGTTGCAAGTGCCAGAAATTCCCCGGGCTTCCGAACAGTAACAGTCCATGACTTGTCTTCATCGTATTCAGTAATACTAAGACGTTCAACGTTCAAGCCCTTCGGTGTCTTGCATTGGAAATATGATAGTTTCCGAGCCTTAACATCAAACACAAAAACTTCGAAAGCTCCAACAATCTTCTCGGGATTGAAACTCTTTCGACCTTCGTGTTCTTTGAGATAGCGTAAACGTTTGACGGCATCGGATGGTCTAACCGCCTTTTTCTGTCGTGTTGTCTTGCGTTTTGTTGCTTGCTTGGTTTGTGCCTGAAGACAAGATTCAATAAAGGCAATCAGCTGTTTGGGATGCGAGTACTCGGAAGGAAACAGTCGAACATCATCGAGGTCGGCTTGCATCTGACGTTTTACTTCGGCAATCTCTGCTGCTGTGCCTTTCATCTCAAGTGTTGGCTTCTTACCAATTGCAGCTTCATCGTATGCAAGATTGTATTCAACAAAAAGCTCATTAATCTTCAGCTGAACCTGTTTCTTCACTTCTGGTCTTGCTTCGATAATCTCGATATTGCCGATAGAAGTCTTTAGCATTTCGATTGTTAGTGAATCAGACTGAAGACCTCTGTCAAGCAAACGACAGCAGAATCCCATGGTCGTGAGACTTGATGCCGTCCGATATCGTCTTTCCTTAATTGCTGCCGCATATTCTTTCATGCCATTATTGTTGCACCAGCGACAAAGCCAGGTTATTGCTTCGTCTTTGCTTGATATGGTATGATACTGGTTGAGAGCCTTCATTAACGACAACGGTGTTGTTATCTTTTCGATTTCAGGCTCGGTTGATTTGCCTTTTAGTCTTTCGACTAGTTCCTTGCTTGGGCGTTTAGCCATCTTCAATATTCCTTTCTTCATAAAGAAACCCATTAAGCGCCGCAATATTAACACTTAATGGGTCATAATGTCAACTAGATTTTATTTCTCTTTCTTCTTGCGTTCTGGTGCTTCGAACGGTCGTTGCTCGGCTGCGAGCATTACGCGTTTCAGGATAGAACGCATCTTAGGGTCAGCGACGCCGCAAATCATTCGCTTGGTTGCGTTTGACATCGGCACTGCCTTTGCCATCTTGTTTGTTTTCATGACCTGGTCAAATACCCAGTTTGGGTTTTCTTGTTGCAATACCTTTTTGCTTTTCTTCATTTCTTCAGTTCCTTTCTGATTCCTGTGGTTGCTTCAAAGATTTCAATAATGCGTTCTGATGAATCTGCTTCAAGTTTGTCATTTCGGATTTCGAACCAGCCATTAGATTGCTTATTACCGAAACGAGGCAAGAACAGCGATGCAGTTGCTCTATCAGATTTAGACTCAATAATGTCGTTGAATGTAACAGTAACAACCTTGCCAATAACTTCTTGAGGATTGTTGAAGAGATACTCGCGCTGACTGTCGGGCATACCAGTAACATCGACTTCAATTTTACCGTCAGAAGAACGACACTTGATTGAGCCGAATGTGTTTGCATGCTTGCCGTTTGCATCGCCTTTTACAAACTCTACTGCTAGAAGGTCGATATCGCATTCAACTTTCAGCTTCACCTGTTGCTTGGATGTGCCTGAACGCCATGGCATGTTCATGTCTTTCAGAATGCCGCCTTCGTAACCGTTTGCAATGAGTTCGCCAGCAACACTAAGGGCTTCTTGGTAGTTATTGACCTTGACACCTTTGACTACCTTAATAGTATCGCCGTTGTCGTATTTGCGAGCAGTTTCGAGACGTTTTGTGTAGGGAATATCGCAATCCTTATCTTCTGGTCTCCAATCCCATACATGATATACGACAGTATGGTCAGCGGGTAAATCGCTGCCTTGCTGAAGACTGTTTAAAATGCCGTTGCCTGTTTTACGGTCGAGAACTTGGTCATTGTGATATACAACAAACTCGCCCATTAGAATGCCGTCAATAGCACGAGCTTCGATGCCAGGCACAGATTTATACTTCTTGCCGCTTCGTGTTCTGATGCCAATCTTGCTTCCGACTTCATGATATGCGCCGTCGTATTTGATTTGTACAACAGCATCCTTGAAATCGAATTTCGACATCAGTTTATCTGAAGGCAGCGAGCATCTCATATAATGCTTACTGCCATCCCAGATGAACTCTTCACCGAATGCCTTATTGACTGTAGAAGTGCTGAAGCCAGAACGAAGTGTACCGTCAAGTAAGGCAGCAATAAGCCATTGGTCTTCGGCAGTGAGTTTCTTCATTACTGTTTCGACATAGTCAACAGCGGCATTGCCTGTTATGCGCCGAGTCGAAAGGTTCAGAACAAACGCATTCAACGTTGAGACATCGAGATGCTGAGTTCCGGTCTCGTTCACTTCACGACGACTAATACCAAACTTGATATCGTTCGACAACATAGCCCACAGATATGTTCTGAACAGCTCGTTGTCTTTGTGTTCTTCGATAATAGATTGCTTGGCTTTCGTACCAGTAGCCTTCGAGATTGATTCAATTATATTGAACAGGCTCATAAGTCTCGTATCCTTTCTCATAGTGACATGTTTTCAACTTCTGCTATGAAACCATCAATGCAGTCCTGACTGTCTAGCATACATTGATCTTCGATTTCAAGATAGAACTGATGGATTGCTTCCTTGCTCTTTCGTTTACCACCCTTGGCTTCAATCAAATCTTTAACAAGTGCTTTGAAGCTTTGTGTCATATCGTTGTTGATGTAGAACAGGGTATTTGAATATACCTCGTTCTGATACTCAACGCTCTTATAGCTTTCTCGGATTTCGTCTTCAATATTGCTTCTTTCGGCTTTCAATGCCGTTTGAAGGATTCTAGCAAGCTCGCGGTCTTCGAGATTATCGATAACATCCTGAACACCATGATGTGCATATGCTTCAAGCAAATTGTAATCCATGTTTTAATGTATCCTTTGTTTAATTGCCATAATTATAACTTATGCCAGAACAAAGTGCAAGCAATTTATCCGGCAAACATGATGACAATCAGAAACAAGAAAACAAAGCCGCAAAGCATGAAGCCGATATAAACCATCAATGCCTTCAGCAGTATCTTGAGCAGTTTCATTTGACTTGAGTGTTATAGTAGTCGTTGAGTTTCTGAACACAGGTGTCGTAGTCCGGAGTATCATGGAACAGCATTTCTGTGGCAACGTGATTGTCTTCCATGCCTTTCCAGTCTTTGATGTAGGTTCCGTCTTGGTAGCCGTTCATCATGCGAACCTTGTTCAGGGCATTCTTGATAATGTATCTTGAATATAAGCTGTCGATAGTCATACCCGCCGCTTCGAGAATGCTGAAGTATTTTTCAAGAACACCAACGACGCTGTCTTTGCTTTCTACTTCACGAACGAGCTGACGGGCGCAGTACATCACAGGTACCCAATGGTCGATATTTGTATGATACGGATGATTGTATAGCTGAGCAGAAATGATTGAGAACTTTTCGATATATTCGGGCAGACTGTTTGGGTCAAGCACATCTTCGCGCAAAACGTATGACATGACAAAATGCCAGATGTCGACAATTTCAACGCGAGCATTTGCTGTGTCAACTTCTTGATATTTCCACCACTTATAACCAAGGCAGTCAATCAGTTCTGCTACTTCGACAATGATTGCGTTCTCGAAACGCAATTGATGTTCAAGCCAGTCCGGAACCAGCTCCTCATTGAGCTGACATTGAAGCTCAAACATTTCTTTGATTTTTCTTCTTACTGACATCTTTATTCCTTTCTTCCTTAAAGTATTCAAATTCAACTATTGCATTTCTGAACATTGTGAGCACGTGAGCGGTTCGTGCACTTGGTGTATTTTGTATCAGCCTTGAGATGACTTTCTTCACTTCCTCGAAATCTTCTGTTATTGAACGTTCCGAGTCTTGCACCATGACAATCTGCTCCTTGCCAATTTGTGTTATACAAGTATAGAGTGTGATTCTGTCATTGCTTGCCTTATTTGGTTGAAACATGAAACTGTTATATGCTCCAACCATAGTGGCATTGCAGTCGACATTGGCATCCATGCCGTATTCATTAAACTTGTCGAAGTTCATTTAAGAATCCTCTTAATCTCGAGGTTTCGAAGTGTTCGATACTTTTTAACATAAAGCCTACGACAGATGAAGTTCCAGGATTCGATGTTGAATGAAGTTTTAATTCTCAAACCTTCAAACACCGACAAACCCTCATTATCAGCCAAGATGAAAATTGAGTTATTGCTATAGTATAATTCTTCTGATGTAATTCTTTCGAGCTTGAACGACTCGCTACTTGCATCGTCTAAAATATCACAAGCGATTCTTAGCAGCTTGAACTCTTCAATAAACTTGAACATGTATTGGTCATCCCTAATTAATTTCCTCGTATTATAAGATGTTTTTGAAGCAAGTGCAAGCTTTATTACACGAAGGTGGCACAAAATATGCCGATTATTATCTTTACAAAATCTTAACAATCACTTTTTATTTCTGTTTAAAATCAATTACCTATAAAACTGTGGAAAACTAACTAAAGTCCATGATTTTAAAAGCAAAACAGCAATTTTTGACCAAGGTGTATGTAAAAATATGGTGTTTTAGACGTCATTTTAGCGATTTTAATACCCTGCTATACCCTTTGAACCATAGATGTCACGAAATCGCCATATTTTTATTGTAGTTTGTTGAAATCAAAAAGAAAACGCGAAATCACTATGGAAATCGCGTTTCTTCACTTTTAAAGACATTATTACCAGCCGTTGAAGCCCTCTTTTGCGCCAGGATTTGCGAATGCAGAATCGCCGAACACATAAAGAGAAACAGCAATAGAGATGAGACTCAGGATAGAAAGTAAAGTGAACATTTTATCGCCCTTCATTAGTTAGGTTTCGCTATAGTATATGACCATTATACCGTTGTCAAGTATTTCTTGGCGCGTTCCCAGTATTCTGTTCTTTCCCTCAGATGATTGTATCCTCCGTTGATTAGCTTTGTCACCTTCTTGAAGTTTTCTTCTGTTGGTTCAGAATATCTCCCCAGGCGACCATTCGTCCAGTACCACAATGCCGAATAAACAGCCCACTTCGGCTCTTCAAGCAATTCGGGATGATTCACACAATCAATCTCAAGGGCGAAGCCAACAAGTGTGTAATTGCGTTTGCCAGTAATCTGAATCAAGCCACGACCCTTGTATCTCTGCCCATCTCCGTCTGCTTCTGGTGTGTTGCCAAGCTGCTCGGCTTTCCTGCCTGTGTCGTATGCCTGCCCAGACGCCAGTTCTTTGACATATCTGAACTCGGCACTTTCAACAGCCAGCTGAGCGATTAGCATTCTGACTTCGTCTATATTGGTGATACCAAACTTCTTCAAGCCTTCGTTCAGATGAGGTAGAAACTTATCGATTCTGTCTTTCGCGTATGGCATCACTTTCAGCAGTTCTTCTTTCTTCATAGGCTTCCTTGAATAATTCTGTCTGATGCTCTTCGTAATGTTGAATCCTGTGGTGCAACAATCAACGGAGCCATAGACTGACCGCCACCCTGACCGGGCGACATCTGTTTCTGTGGTGCAGGCTGCGGAGCATTCACGACAATAGGCTGAGCCTGCTGTTTCTCGGAAATCATCTTGTTCGTTTCAAGACGAGTAACCTCCGAATTTGTTTCTGGACCGGCAATGAAGTTTGAAATTGGTTTTGCAAATGCACCAGCACCCGATGCAGTCAATGCCGCTGTTGTCGTTGCCGCAAGAGTTCTTCGCAAAGCCGAAACCTTGGATTGTGCCTGAGGTTTTGGTTTCGTGTCTTCGGCAGTATTGATTCCGAAGAACTTGGCTATACTGTTATTACCTTGCTCGTCGTGAGTCCAATCGTAAATCTTCGTACCAAGGCTTGCATCCTTGTCGCCTGTGACAGCCTGAACACCTTTATCTGTTAGATTTGATATCCAGTTAGAAGCATCTTCACCTCGTGCTGCTTTGTATGCTGAATATAATCCGGTGCCACCAAATACCAGCGCCGCTGTTGATGCCGCTGTCAAGCCTGCACCAAGCCCACCCAATGCTCCGATAACACCTCGACCAGCTCCACCCAATGCTCGACCTGCACCACTCAGAATAGAAGAACCTCGACCAGCAAGTCCAGCCCCTGCACCACCTTTACCGAAGAAGTTTCGAAGTCTGCTCATCCAGCCACCTTCTTTTTGTGATTCTTCGGCGCGGTCGAATGCAGAACCAGGTTTCGGGTGCTCGAGCATTTTTCTGATAGCTCGAATATCCTCTGCTTGTTCTTCTGCTACCTTATCGTCTTCGTCATCGTCTTTTCTGTCGAGAACGGCTTCAAGTGCAGAATGATTCGATGCAATAGTGTTGCTTGATGCATCAGTAGAAAAGTTATTGTCGATTGCTGTTTCTTTCAGGCGACTGAAGTCATTCTGAATATCGAATATCCTCTGAATACTGGGAAACATTCGATTGTCGTTGTTTTCTGTTGATCCCGGAGAAGGCAATGCAAGTGGTGTCGCCTTGTTATAGAACTGACCACCTCGTGCAAGAATAATAGTCTGTGCCGCAGTTGATTCTTTCACAACACGAGCGATTCTGTTGGACTTGTTCTCCAGAGCATATTTCAGATTGACAATATTGTCATCAATCGAGTCAAGCTTCTTGACCACTTCTTCTGAGCCCATGCCTTCTGGTCTTCGTGGCTTGCCTTCTTGAACAGGTCGCTCTGTCTCCGTGTTATTGTTTACGGTTTCTTTCTCAAGAAGTTTCTCGACAATCGCCGAAGCAATAGGCGAACCAGCAGCGGCTGCCTTAACGAGCTCGGAAGGCTTCAGCTGACTAGCTACGCCAGAAGCAACAGACATCGGAACTTTCATTGCTGCCTTGCCTAGCGTTTTGGTGCCAGCCTTACCAGCGTTCCATGTTTTGCGAGCAATACGACCAATCATGCTCGTGTTATTGCTTCTTTCTTTCGAGCGAGGTTTAAGAATTCCCATTGTTTTTCTCTTCAACCCATGAATTATAAAGCATTATGAATATTTTAAGGTCTATCATTGTCATGTTGTCTATCTCGGATGGTTGCAATCTGTCGGATAGAACAAACACGGTCTTATAGAATTCCATTAGTGACTCTGATGAGACCATTATGCTAAAAAATCATCTAATCCTCGCAATACCACAGATTGCTTATTACCGCAAGTTGGACAAGTGATTTCTTTCGTGAATGACAATGTCGGTGTGTTATCGATAAAGTCATTAATCTTCTGAGCTTCGGTTTGAGGCAGACTGTCGACCCAGTTGGATAATTCTTCAACACTGAAATCTTCTCCTGGCACATAGACATCGTCTCCGACCCATACACAGTCTGTCATCATGAACAGAATCTCGGCATCAGTTTTATCCTTGCTTGAATGCCATGTGTCGAAACTCGGAAGCTTCAGTTTGATGCCAGTATCTTCGCCAAGGTCGATTTTCTGTTCTGGCAGTTCTGTAACCAAGATTTCTTCAATCGGAATTTCCATGCCGAAAACAGAATTGCACGGCTTCCCGTTGTGCTCAAGAGTACACTGAAGACGAACCTTAATCGAGTTATCAACGCTGAAAGAATACAGTTTCAAGAACAGAAACTCAACATCAGCAAACGACAAGGTTGAGAAGTCGAAACCTTCTGTCACAACACAGTCTGTTATAATGTGTTTCAGTGTGGTATGAACTGTTGATTCATCTCCCATCACATATGCCTTGCTAAGGTCTTTGTATTCCTTTGCAAGAAGCTGTCGCATCTCAACCTTTTGTTTTGAGTCAGGCAATGTAACACTATAGACTGTCGTCTTCACTTTCGGCAGCATAATCATTCCTTTTTGAATATATTTTCAACTATTTAAGAAGCGATAATAAAACGGCACAGATTTGACTCCGTGCCGTTGCTCCCTTCTTTTTGTTTCACTTCTCTTGGTTGTTTAGTGTCATCATGTATGTTTTGTAATCGACGTCGCCCAAGCAATAAACTGCATCGGCTTCGGAAAATTCGAGGTCAACAAACTCTTCGAATGTGCCTACTTCAATCCAGTATCGGGCAGAATACAATGTATCGTCTTCATCGAGGAAACATTGTTCAACCTCGTAAAGATTGCCATCTCTTGAATAATGACCAGTTAATCTGGCAGGACCAACCTGAGAATAGAATGGTTCATGTTCGTACTCGTATTCATCGCATAATTCGCACATTTGTCATATCCTTTCATAAAGAGTGTTTTAACACAATAATCACATTATACTACTCAGCGTGATAAAATTCAACACCTGCTTCGATTAAAATTTCCTGGGCGATATCGCAGTTCCAGCGTTGAGCAAGTTCATCGTTTTGCTTGAAGTAAACTCTTCGGATTCCGAATGCTGCGATGTGCTTGGCACAGTCATTGCACGGCGGATGAGTGATGAACAATGTCAAGCCAGAAACATCCTGCCGCGCATTTGCAATCGCATTCATCTCGGCATGAACGATTCTCGGCACCTTGAATGCCCTGTCTATAATATAGTCATCATTGAGACCAGCTGGCAATCCGTTATAGCCTGTTGATACAATCTTCAGGTTATCGTCAATTAGAACTGCTCCAACCTTGGTCTTATCCTTCGACCACGAAGCAACAGTATTGGCGATATCGAAAAATCTTGAAATCCACTTATCTGTTAGAGGTTTCATAGTTTGCAAGCCTCGCAGTCTTCTGCATCCATTGAAGCTGATGTGCCAACCTTGTTGTTGACATAGTATCTGGTCTTCACACCGTATTTTACGAGATTGAAGAAGTCCTGAAGAAGCTGTTTGGATGACAGACGATTGTTGCCACTAACATCGACCCACATATCTGCCGAAATAGCCTGGTCGGTGAACTTCTGAAAGATTGCATACATGCGGATGATGTCAATACTCGAAACCTGATATGCGTTTTCGTAGAAGTGTTCAAGCTGTTCGGAATCAGGTACGACAAATGTTGTTGAAGTATTACCAGATGATTTCAGCAATGCAATCTGTCTAATAGGATAGAGTCCGTTAGTAGTACCAGCAGCAATCGAACTTGATTCTGTCGGAGCATGAGCCACAAGCACAGAATTGCGAATGCCTTTATTGGCAATGATTTCTTTTCTCAGTGCTTCCCAGTCTCGTTTCAAACTTACCGTGATTTCGCTGTCGATTGTGTTGTTATATGTGTCGATAGGCAACCAGCCGTTGGGCCATTCTGTTCTATCAATCCATTCGGCGTTGCCAAGTTCTTTACCAAGGCGAAGAGAAGCATTAAGCAAATGCCAGTAATGGGTTTCAGCTAACTCGTGCATAAAATCGCGACCCTGCTGAGTCTGATATGACTTCTTGTGTTTTGCCATATAATGCGCCAGACCAACAATACCAACAGCGGCACTCATGCGTTTCTTGGCAGTCCAGCCAATCTGCGGAAGCGGATAATCGGTTTCGTTAATAGCAACATCAATCATCAGCAAGGCGTGATATGCAGCATCTGCATATTCCTCGTCGGATTCAATATTAGAAACAACAATACCTGCCAATGCACACATTCCGACTTCGCCCGATTCTTTTTCTTCGTATAATTCTTCGACAGAATTGTAACCTCTTGAATGCAGCGAAATCTCCTGGCAGAGGTTCGACTGTAAAATTTCGTCTTTAAAGGGAGTATGGCGGTTCATCTCTGTCAGATTAGTCAGATAATGGCGACCAGTACCAACTGCTTCTTTTAGTGCTTCTAGCAATACTTCGCGGGCATTGTGTTCCTCAACAAATTTGCCTTCAGCAACAGCTTTTTCATACAGTCGCTCAAACTCGGTTTCGTCTTTAGCAGTGATTGCTTCGTATAATTCGGGAACGACAGAAGGGTCAAATGTGTGATAGGACAGATTCTTAGCAGCACGAACAGCAAAGAATTTATTGAACGACATTGCATAATCGAGGTCGCGATTTCGTTTTGCATCTGGGCTTCGTGGATTCTTCAGCTTCTGAATATCAAGAACCTGAGGGTCATACACCGAATATGTCACTGTTGCCGCACCACCACGACCATTCTGCATATTAGCCATGATTGCACCAGCCAAGGCTTTGTAGTAAGGGAATTTACCCTGATGCTTGATAATGCCACCGCGAACAGGACTGCCAATAGCACGAGTGTGAATGTGAGCGCCGATACCGGAACTGTTGACAGTCATCATATATGCGATATGGTCACCTGCTGCAAGAGAAGGGGCAGTATCATTGGTAGTGTAAACGCAACAGCTCAGAAAGCCGTTTTTATCGGTTCCGCTGTTGGTATAATATGGTGTCGGAACATTGATTTTATTATTCGAGAAATAGTAATAGAATTTCTCGACTCGGTCCATCTTATTCGGAAGGTTTGCGGCCAGGCGCATTGCAACACGCATGAACACATATTGTGGAGTTTCGTAGTCGATACCATTAACACGGTCTTTCAGTGCATACTTGTCTCTAATCTGAGTGTGCTGATAGTAGGCATAAGTCAAGTCAAGCTTATGATTGAGCCATGAGTTGATTGTGTCGTATTCTTCTTCTGTGTATTGATTGAAGAAGTTCTCGTCAAGGATATTCGCACGAATCATACTCAGATGAAGGTCACGAATATGTGGTTTATGCTTACCATAGCAGTCTTTCGAGTGCATTGCTGCAAACAGACGACCAGCCATTACGTTGTACGACCATGTGTTCTTAACAAGACAGGCAGAAATCAACTGCTTCTGAAGGTCGACACTTGAAATCTCTTCGTCGGCAGTTGATGCAACATGAAGCACAATCTCTGGCCAGTTCACGTATTTCCCAAGTTTCTTCGCCGCCCACTCTCCCCAACCATTTAGCTTTTCCGGTTTGAACGGTTGTTTTGTACCATCGCGCTTTATAATAGTCGTAATCATATATGTCGTATTTCCTTTTGAAATAAAAGAAAGTGTTAGCAGTTTGCCGCCTACTAACACTTTATCAAAATGCTTTGCTCATACCCACTTCTATAGTTATTTGTATCTGTCACGAAGGATTAAAGGTTCCATGACTTGTTTTGTCACTTCACGAAGGATTGGCCAGTTTTCTTCTTTGTTGAGCCATTTACAGAACTCGCCGAAGAAATCGCTAGTTGCTTCTGCTTCCTCCCAGTCAAAGCCCAAATCGAGATTGTTTAAAGTGCAGTAATCATAAACTTCTTGCAGATATTCTTCATTGCCCCATGCTGCTGGAAGCATGTTCTCGATATAGGATTCAGTTGCCTGGTCATCGTCCATTGCTTGATAGTAGGCATATTCAGTTGCATAATAACGCATTTTCAAGATTCCTTTCATTAAGGGGTTTGTCTCTATATGCTTCGTATTATACGATAACGGTTAAGGAATTTCAAGTACCATAGGCGAAATATTTCGTTCCTCGAATCCGTAATATCCAACTGCATTACAATAGGTTTCGATGCCCCACTCGTTTGTATAGCAGGCACGAACGTGAGTATGACCATGAACAGCGAATGCAAACTGGTCTTTGCTTATGTGCTGTGGCAGTTTGAGTGTCGTTCCGTATCCAACATCATCGGGTCTGCAAATAGCCCTCGAAGTAGGATGATGTGTCATTACGATGAACTTCTTGCTATCGTGTTCTGTCATAGCATCGTATAATGCACACTCGGATTCAAGAGATAATCGCTCGAAGAACTCAGGCTTCGTCTTTCTGTATTCGTGGTCTCGGATATGCTTATAGTCGTTCAGAATAGATTGCAGTTTCATTCTGTCGAGAATAGACAATCCCGAATACCAGAATGTCGCACCAAACAGAATATGATCGTTGTCTATATTAACGATATCCGATGTCAGAACAGTGGTGTTGATTGAATTGAGTGCAAGCTTCAGTTTCGCATTAGAACTCTCAACGGAGCTTCCCCACGCTTCGTGATTGCCCGGAATAATGAACACCCTGTCGTATTGCTTGAAGTATTCTTTCAGGTCACTCACAAAATGGTCAATCACTTTAACTTTGCACAAATCGCCTGCAATCAGAAGAATATCGGCGGCTTCATTATTCTGAAGAGGAAGCATCAATTCCTCATTGCTTGGACGAGATGCTTCCTTCATATGAAAGATGACTTCTAGATGCAGGTCAGACACCAGCTTCAGTTTCATCTTTGACTTCCATCTGTTTTAAACGTTTCATGATTTCGTCGGTATCGAAGTAGAGGTCGGCTCCATCTTCAATCTGCTTCATCTCTTCTTCGCTCAGAAACTTGGCATATACCTTAGTAATCATCGCCTTGAAGTTTCGTTTGTTGAATTCAAGGTGTGCAATCATCTCATGACCCTTGCCGCTCATGAATCCTGCCCAGTTATGGCACATCATCAGGCTGAACGGAGCGACACTCATATAATGACCGGTCAAGAAGATAATCGATGCTGCCGAGGATGCTTCGCCTTCGATTGTTGTATGTACGACACCCTTGCATGTAGAGATTGCACTCATAATCTGAATTGCTGTGAAGGCATCGCCACCAACACTATTAATATGAATAGTAATAAGGTCGTTTTCTTCGGCAGTGTTCAGAACATGAAGAAGGTCGGTATAGAAATCAGACGGACCAATCTCGCCTACAAGATAATAGTGATGCTCGTGAATCTCTTTTGACTGAGAGAACAGATACTTAATTTCGTTCATGTTATAATACCTGCTCAACCTTGAATACGACAACACGGGTTTCTGGAAATTCGTCAGCAATGATTTCTGCCATTTCTTTTGCGGCTTCGATAGTTTTGAAATTATCGAAATAGTATTCTTTGCCGTTGTCTGCCATTACACCATAGCGTTCTTTGCGTTTGAAGTATTCTTTAACACTCGTTTCGTCAATATCAACACAGAATTGATGACCGTCTTGAGTGCAGGTCAGCAGAATGCCATAAGTGCCCTTGAAGGCTTGATGCGATTTGCGTTGCCAATGACCGCGTTTCTTGTTGACCCAGTAGATTCCGCAAGCCGCATTGATCATCAGTTTATCGAGAGCCTTATCAAAGATTGCCTTGCCTGGGTCTTTGCCGATTGAAGCAAGAGTTGCAAACGGTGCAATCGGAGTCAGGTTTTCGATAACTTCAACTTTAATACTCATAATATTAACGCCCTTTCTTTGGCATTGTGATTACAAAATGTCCGTAGCCGATATTGGCCTTGGCAATCACTTCAACGATTTCGATAGAATACAAGGTATCGGCCTTATGCTTGGTTTCGTTCAGCTTATCCATGACGTTGTTTTCTGCATCAACGACACTCTTGCAAACATCGCCGACAATAGAAACCGAATCGTTTTCGAGGACAATGGCTCGATACTGTTTACTTCCGAACAAACGCATTATAACACTCCAATCATTGATTAGCAAGCGGTTGATGAAACGACCAAATGGTTTTCTTTTTCAAGCTTATAGGGTACTTTGCAGTCGTCGAAGTGGACACGAGCAAACCGCAAGCCTTTCAGCTTCAATGCAATGTCGTTTGACCACTCGTAAAACTTCAGATTGCTTGGCATGATGCTTGCAATTAGTTTCCGACACTCAGAAACAGCGGCAGTATTCGGCATCACAATAATATAGAGAACGGCAGGGTCGTTAATGGCTTCGTGCCACATATAACTCATTGCCGAAATCGTCTTCTGAGTCTGTCGTGCCATAATGATATCCATCTCGGCAAAGTCCATCTTCTCGTAAAATCTTGAACGAAGACGAACTCCGCGTTTTGGGTCTTTGTTTGCACGTTTCAGGATATTGACAGCTAGTAAATCATGTTTCAATTGGTTTCACCTCAATATAGTGCCATTTGCCTTCTGGGCAAGATGACATTTTCAGTCTGGTCTTCGCTTGCACATTACACCCACACTTCAAACACATTCCGACGGCGGTCTTATGCTCGCACTTTGAACATATCACAAGTCGTTTGGCAATGTCGTGTTCGCAAGCGAAGAATAACGATGGGTCCATAAGGCTTCTTTAATATCTTCTGGAGTGTTCGGCGGGCATTGATTAGCAACATACCATTCAACCAATGTTGCAACAGGAATGGCATGAATCAGATTGTCGCCATCAAAAGAAGCAACGACAGATGCCACATGGTTCAATGCTTCGTGCTTTGCAATCATATGAGAAAGAGTCTCAACAAGGTCTTTTGCTTGATGAATACACAGATTGAAATCAACGCCGAGAGAAACATCGGAATTATAAGAGAAGTCAACACCGCCAAGGTCGGCAGTTTGCTTGACCGTCAGTGTCGCGTGTTCTGGGATATCGAAAACATTAAACATCATGTTCTCCATGACATACTGCGGACAGCACATCGGCATGTTCTTGAGCATAGAGGTAGCTGATATGAACCACACCCATGTTCAGGCGAGAAATGTCATATTCATTGCCTGTCCACATATCTCTCAATACAGTAAACTTGTCATTGCTGGTACTGGTGCTGACATAAAAATATGTGCTACCATAAATCGGAGAATGTTTCTGTGGTTCGGGAAAGCTCATTTTACCAACATGAATACGGTTCACTTTTTGACGGTATTCGACATTTGACTTCCATGATGGGATTTCTACGCATGGTTGCCATTCATCGTTGCCATTTACTCGCATCTCCCAATTTTGTTCTGGATGTTCAGAATGACGAGCATCGTTTGCAAACAGCATCATATCGTAATAGTGTTTATGTTTTGACATTGTTTATCTCCAAGTTGTTTACAACGTTAAAAATTATAAACATGACATTTCTTCAAGTCAAGCGAAATCCCTCGCTACAAAGTAAAACCTTGTTAAGACGAGGGATTGTCGTTATAGATTCAGTAATTTATCAATTTCGAGTCTTGCAGCCTGGAGAGCATCATAATCACTCTTATATTCAAACTGCGACATTATTGCTTGTCCACGTATGCAATATCTGAAACAGTAATGATACTCTGCATTGTGAAATATTTCTATCAGAACATTTTCATACGACTCTGATTTGGGAGGTTTCATTGCAAACCTCGATAAATCTCTTGCATAATGGCAACGTCATGGGCGCAGTCATGCAAGCAATGATGCTTGATAAACTCTTTTGGTTCGTGTTCCATAATGTACTGACCGCGTTCTGAACCAGTCAGCAAATCAATATAGGTTCGAATATCTCGCGCCATCCAAAAGTTCACAGCGTTGTCGATACCAGCATAATGAAAGGCAGATTCAAGCTTTGGCATATCGAAAGCAATACCACGGCTCCACACCCATGAATGTTTCATGTTGTAGTCTGTGGTCTTGAGCCAGTCTCGAAACTCTCGCATTACCTGACCGAGCGGCATATCGCCAGCCGCGGGCAAAAACGCATTAGCCTGAGCTTCATGACATTGCTGCTTCCACCATTCGACAGTATTCTCTTCTTTTGTTCTGCCGTTCTTCAGCTGTTCGATTGCGTTAATCTTTCGATAGAAGCCTCGTTTCAGTAATGAATCAAAGCTGTCGTTATCCTCGAAACGAAACGGAACTGCCGCAAACGACAGAATAACCGTATCCTGGTCGTATGCTCCGAGGGTTTCGAGGTCGATGACAATATGCTGATAACTCATAATAGCCTTTCTTTATCTCAAATGCGGAATCTCTAATGGTCTATAGATGTATTCAAACTGTTTTGGTTTTAAGTGCTTGATAACATATTTGTAGGCACTATCAATCTTGTCGAAACCATGGTCTGTTGTGAATCCACCCTGCTCACCAACGAAGAATACATTATCGGGATACTCGTAGATTGATTTTCGGGTTTCTTCTGGCAGATGATACAGATTATAATCGAACATCAAAACATACAGGTATTTTGAAAAGTGCCATTTTGCAGGATTGCAACCAGCAGTACCAGACACATTAGTGACGCCGCTATCTTCTTTCAGGAACTCTTTGACAGCTTCCTTGAACCAAACCTGACCACCAACCTTCACCTTGAACTCGGTATTCGGATTGTGCTGTCGAATCCATTTAATGAACTCGCGGATTGATTTTCTGTAGTGTCTGTACAAACGGTCTTCGTTTTCTGAAGAACAAACAATAATGGCTTCAATCATTTTTGCATGAACTGTTGTCTAATCTGATTATATTGTTGAATGCAGGCTTTGAGTGCAACATTGGCTTCGTCTGCATCTGTCGCTAGTCGGACAAGAGCTTCAGAAGTCTGTCGAGATAACTCGTGTCCTGAACCTTGCTGGTAATCTGGCTGTCCAGCGGCGGAACCTGAACTGCCGCCAGTGTTTCTCGTGGCTGCTTGACAGGCGTTTGCACCTTTGTCGCGCAGGCGGATAGTACCATTAGCAATGCCGCGCTGAATAGTGTTTGAACGATTCTTAATTTCATTGTTGAGCTCCAAAGTCTTGCTGTTTAACTGTTCTGTCGTCTTGGCTAGATTCGTATTGATTTCTGTTATTTGCTTATTAAATGCTTCCTCGGCTTCCTTGGCCTTTGTTGCATATTCTGCTTTCAGAGTTGAAATCTTGTTTTCGTATTTGTTTGCCTGATAGTTCCAAACGCCGAACCCAACAGCAATTGAAGCAAGGCACGGCAACAGGATGTTTTTATACTTTACAATAAAGCCTAGCATAATGTCAATACCTCTAAGAGATGGTCTGTGTTGAAAGTGCAAACGTCATTGACTACATTAAACGAAACAAACTTCGCGGAATGACATTTTGCATGTAGTGTATTCCTATGTATATTGTGAACATCGATTATCTCGTTATCCTTGATGAACACGAGTCTGACGAAGCCGTCTTGAGTATAATCACGTTCGACGACTAGCTCGACTCCGCAAGATGATTTCAAAAGCATAAAGAACTCCGTGTTTTGACTGTTCTAAGATACTTATTATAATGAAATCAACGCGGAATAATAGAGTAAAGTAACTACTCTAAACGCGGAAGGGTTTAGTTTCAGCCATAAGTGTTTATTTTCCATTCTTGAATATTTGATTTGTATTTCATTTCAGCTGAAGATGATTATTCGATAGTTGAAACGAAGTATTGATATTTGTTTTGAAGAAGATATGATTTCGAATCATTATTGAACTAGAAGATTTGATTATAATAACTGTTCAGAAAGAATACTTCATATGACTATAGTAGCTGAATGACCAATTGAAGAGTTGAATGAAATGAAACTCTTCAATAATGAAGCTCCGAGTGAAACGAGGACTTCATTTCTTTCTGTTGAAGATATTCTACTTCGTTTCTTTGAAGATGAACTTCGTATACTTCATTTTGAAGATGTTCTACTTCGTATCATTAGATGTACTTCATCTTCTATTATATCATTCAGTTGAGATATTATCTTCGATATCGGTTGAACATTCAATTTATATTGTAGCCTAAACTCATGTGCTGAGTCCGTTATGAAGATGTAGCGTAGCGGAATCTTCATACACGCGAAGCGTGATGTACGAAGCGAAGCTGAGTACACACTCAATATCTTGTAGCCACTTTTGATATTTCGATTACAAATTTTCTTCATGAAAATTCTAATCATACTACTCCATCTAATCTTTATTATACTAAGCACTCCGAACACTTCGTGTTCTTCGTGTATGAATCCTAAGCTTCACTTCGTTCAGCTTAGGTTCATATATTGTAATCAGCTTCGAATGTTGTTTAATGTTTAATTTAAGGTTTTGTCGCAGACTTTATTTTTAATGTTTCTTTATGTTTTCTTCTTTACTGCTGTCTTCGTTGCTTGCCAGTGATCTTCGTTTGTTTTCTGTGTTTTGCGGTCACATTTAGGCTTAGTAAAAAGCCATAAAAATAAATGGACTCAAGAACTTAGGTTCTCGAATCCACTTTTTGAACTGTCTTTTGCAGTCATTGCATCATTGCCACTCGACCGAAGCAAATACCAGTAGAGGAAGGTTAGGTTGGGCTATAACCTTCAGGGATGTTCTCCCAAACAATGTTTCTAGTTTCTAATGTCCAACGCCTATATCGGTAACACCATGCAATTAGCATTCCCAATACACGATAGTTGAGATGCCGCACCTCAGAGCTATCATCTTTTCGAATAGGTTTCTCTCCCACCCGAATCATTTATACTACTGCACCGCACACACCAAATTCCGCATTCTTCACGATATCCAATTACTAACTTTCACGACGGCTTCCTTTATTGTCCACCTGTTCACAATCTCCTTTTAGTCCTACTCGCTTTCAAAGGATATAGTTTCCGTGTTGAACCGTTTTACTGGTACCCACTCTTACCATACGACCCGCAAAGGTGGTGGGGAATAGACATACGGTGTTGCCGAAACTGTAGCAAGTAACGATAGACCTAACAACACCGAGGAATACTCAACCTCATGACTACCATGCTTTACCTGCTAACACTCGCGCAAACCTATCACTAGGCCCAAATACTCGACTTCTGGAAATTATTTTAGGATTTAATGCCTTTTCTCTTTCAACTGTATTATTCCGGGTTTACCGTCTTTGACATCCTTCCCTCTATGGGAATTCCTACTGTAGTTTTTCAACTACTTCGGTGGGTTCGTGCTGCTGACAACATTACTGCATTGTTCACTTCACACGCGCTACGGCTGTGTCCCAGCCTGGTTAATACTGATATAAAACAGTCTCAAGAGCATTATTGCTTCTTTACCGTAACAGCTTTTCGAGGTCATCGAAGAGAACTCGTACGGACTTATTGGCCCTTCAGAAGAATTAGATTGTCATCGAGTATAGTATCTGCGTCAATGCTGTTGTCAATGTTCCGACCTCCAGAACCTTTCCAATCTGTCTTTCCCAGCATCGCTGCCCTTGTTTGTATTGCTCCTTGAGTATTTTGTTTGTCATTACTTAGTGCTTTGGATTTTAATGTAGCCAATCCTGTTTGTCAAGCACCTCTTGACTTCCACCCTGCCACTAAAGGCAGAGATTCCTACTGTAGTTTTTCAACTACTTCGGTGGGTTCGTGCTGCTGACAACCTTACTGCATTGTTCACTTCACACGCGCTACGGGTATGCCCTACCCTGATTAAAGTTTATCCTGCCACACTCAGTAGTGTGCGACCGCGTTGTAATACGTTCTTCGCGCCAACCACATCGGCATTATCGGTATAACCGCATTGCACACAGGCAAACAGTGCCTGGCTGGTGCGGTTTTCTTTCGCCGTGTGTCCGCAGGCAGGACAACATTGGCTGGTGTATTGTGGTGAAACCAATATCAGTTGTCCGCCGCGCCAGTGCAATTTGTATTCCAACTGTCGTCTAAACTCAAACCAAGATTGGTCTAGTAATGCACGGTTCAAACCTGATTTCCGTTTAACCATTTTACCCGGATTATCTTTTGTGCCTTTGGCGGACTTGGACATGTTTTTCACCTGCAAATCTTCAATGTACACGGTTGCGTGGTTCTTGCTAATCGTGTGGCTGATTTGATGCAGGAAATTCTTTCTAATGTTGGCAATCCTATGATGCAGTTTACTGATTTTAGCAACCAATTTCTTCCAGTTGTTGCTGCCTTTGGTTTTCCGTTTTAACTGCCGTTGCAGTTTTGCCAGTCTTCCTTTCAGAGAATGAAAGGCGTTTACAGGATTAAAATACTGACCGTTTGACAAAGTAGCGAATCGCACGATACCCATGTCAATACCGATTTCTCCGCCATTTGGTGTGGGTATCTCGATTTCAAATTCTGTCTGAACGGAAACAAACCACTTGCCGCATTTCTGGCTAACCGTCACGTTCTTGATTTCACCAACAACATCACGACTGTTGCGGTATCGCACCCAACCAATTTTCGGCAAATAGATGCGGTCATTGTGCTGTTCTAGTTTGCAGCCTTGCGGGAACCTAAAGCTGTCTTTTGAACCCTTGCGTTTGAATTTCGTGAAGTTAGCTCGTTTTGCGAAGAAGTTCTTGAATGCCTGCGACAGATTTTTCATACTCTGTTGCAAAACCTGCGAGTGGCATTCTTTGAGCCAAACATTTTCCTGTTTCCATTTTGGCAGGAAAGCGGTTAATTGTGCGTAATTCAAGAAATGACCGGTGGTCTCATAGTATTTCTTCACTTCTTCCAAGCTTTTGTTAAACACGAAACGGCAACATCCGCAAAATTGTTTCATTTTACAGACTTGTTCTCCGTTTGGGATTAACTCGTATTGGTAGGACTTTTGGATTAACATTTTACAAAGAAATACTTAGAAAGTATAATTGTATTAGGTTTTAATAATCATGTCAAGAAAATATTAACTCATTATATCCACACCCTAAAGGACGTGGCTTTACAGCTATGTAAGTAAAGAGCGGAAGAGTAAATTTTTCATACGAAAGGAAACAGTGAAGATGTCAAAGTTCTACGGCTACAATAACATTGTTATTCGCCATCCTAAAATGCCCGATACTATTACTATTGCGATTCAGGAAGTGTACGGGCTGATGCTTCGTATTCGCTCAGACGAGTGGCAGGTTCTAACATCCAAAGGATTCGAGCCGCTTCGTAAAATCACAGAGGTTGTTCTCGACAATCAGACTTCTGTTTCGTGCAAGTTGAAACACGGTGCATTGTTATATCATCCCGATACAAACAAAGTATATGACTATAAGACCGAAAGTCCGATTGAACTCTCGAGCATGAAGAAATCTACTCAGCTTTGTCGTTATGTTGTTCCAATGGACCAGACTGGCGATGTGAACTGGCAGCGCGAAGGTATCGAACGCATTATAACCATGACATTGCCGAAGGCTCAGCCGTTCTATGTGATTCATGGTCCCGAAACAGTATATGTTGATAATGTTCTTTTTGCCACCAAATGAGAAAATTCAAGCACATTAAAGAAGTCGAGAATTGGGAAGTATTGACTCCAAGTGGTTATAAGCCAGTTTCCAAGGCAATGCTTACAGAGCCATATGACGAGTACAAACTCACAACGGTATCCGACAAAACACTACACGCCGCAGATGACCATATTGTCATTCTTGAGGATGGTAGTGAGTGTTTCATGCGCGACCTTGAGTCTGGAATGCGCGTAAAATGTGAAAAAGTGCCGGAAATCGTCGAACATTGCGTTCCAACAGGCTCGACCCATGAGATGTACGACTTCGAAGTGCCCGATGGTCATGTGTATTATACAGACGGAATACTATCTCACAACACGACAACATCTGCTGCATATCTTTTGCACCAGGCTATAACTAGACCGAATATTACAATAGCGATTTTAGCGAACAAGGGTTCAACGGCAGCTGAGATTCTTGAGCGCATTAAGTTTGCATACGAGAATCTACCATGGTTTCTTCAGGTTGGTGTGAAAACATGGAATAAGAGTTATATTGAACTTGGCAATGGTTCGAAGATTATCACAGCTGCGACGAGTTCAAGTTCAATTCGTGGTAAGTCAATCAACATCCTTTTCTTGGATGAGTTTGGCTTCGTAGAAAATCAGGTTGAGTTTTACACGTCAACCTATCCTGTTATTTCCGCAGGTAAGACAACACAGGTCATTATTACTTCAACGCCCCATGGATTGGATTTATTCTACAAAATCTGGACTGATGCCGAAGAGGGGCGAAACAAGTTCAAGACTGTTGGTTACGACTGGACTGTCGTTCCTGGTAGAGACGAGAAGTGGAAAGAAGAAACACTTGCAAACACATCGCCTGTTCAGTTTGCTCAAGAATATGAATGTGTTGATGGCGATACTATTGTAACAATTGAGTTTGATGGGATTGAACAGGATATAACAATAGAAAACTTGTTCAAGTTTGAATCATACGACAGATATCTAATCAAAACACCACACGGCTTTGAGAAATTTGATGACGTTATTACTAAGAAGGCAAATACTCTTAGGATAACATTCAAAGATGGCTCGGGCATTGTTGTAACTCATAACCACAGATTCTTCATTTATGATATGTGGGAGTTTGCCGAGCATCTTGAAGTCGGAGAAATTCTCAACGGTAAAGAAATTGTTAAGATTGAAGAAAACGGCATCTGCGATGTATATGATGTTGTTAATACAGAAAGCCACTCGTACATAACAAACGGCGTCGTTTCTCATAATTGCTCGTTCCTAGGCAGCTCGAATACTCTTATCGCAGGTTGGAAGCTTCAGCAGCTTGCATTCAAAGAGCCAGAACAAAAAGACGAACACTGGAGCATCTATAACAAACCACAGCCTGGTCACAATTATTGCATGACTGTAGATGTTGCCGAAGGCTTGGGTCAGGACTATGCCGTCATATCAATATTCGATGTGACCGAAATGCCATACAAACATGTGGCTGTCTTCAGAAACAATCTTATTCAGCCAATTGGTCTTGCCGAAGTTGTCTATAAGGCAGCAAATGAATACAACGAAGCATATATACTGGTTGAGAACAATAGCATTGGCAAGATTGTTGCTGATTCTCTTTACTATGATTACGAATACGAAAACATGTTCTCGTCTGTTGCTCGAAATGGCGAAACAGATGTGAGCTTTTCTGGTAAAACACCAGGTATCAGAACCACAGCGAAAACGAAGGCACTTGGCTGTTCGCAGCTGAAATCGCTAATCGAGAATGATGGTCTAATAACACACGATTTCAATGCTGTTTCTGAATTGTCAACGTTCTCACAGAAGGGCAGAACATTCAGAGCCGATAACGGCAAACACGATGATGTTGTGATGACAATGGTTATGTTTGCATGGTTCACCGCTCAACCATTCTTCGAAGATATGTTCGACGTGAACGTCAGAAAAGCACTGCGTGAATCAATGGATGTAGATAGCAATATAGGCTTCATGTTCTTCGATGACGGAATAAATGACGACGAACCTGTTGTCGATATGTTTAACTGAAGGGAGATGATATGATTCATCCGCTATTCTTGAGAGGTGTTGCAGGCAATGCAATCGAAAGTCTTAGAGCCTTATCGGATTATGAGTTGTCCGATATTATGACTGCAATTCAGCAAGAGGATTTTGCCACACTGAGACAGGCTATTCAAGATACCGAGCTGGCAGCATTCGCTCGCGACTTCGAGATGCTCGCAAGAGTAGTTCAGAGCGAGATTATGACACGCTGGCAGCTAGAAGTCGAACTGAAGAGAAAGCATGTCAACGCTTGAAATATTGTATAATGTTAATCGAAAAGTGAAGGCATTTGACCCCGATGTTAATCTAGGCGGATGTGGTTTCATGGCATTAACATTGTATAACTGTCTCAAGAAGCAGACCGATATTTCAAATGTTCGAATTGTGTTTCAGGATTATCAGACAGATGACAGAATTGAGGAATTACTCAAGACAGGGTCAATTGAAGTTGAAGAGTTCCTGAATTCTGCATTATGGGATCATATCTTCGTTGAGTTCAAATTTAACAACAAAGTCTATGTCGCAGATGCACTAGAAACATGGGTTAGGGCAGATTATCTAAGAGAACGTTTGGACGAGAATATATACGACTATTCTGTTTCGTATTACGACTTGCGAAGACTCATCAATCGAATTGAATGGTCGGATACATATAACAAACAGAATACAAAACGAATACGAAACATTATAAGGCGAGAGTTTAAATGTCAAACAGAGATTTTGTGAAAGAGGTTACCACAGCACTTGGCGGAATTACCAAGGTTCTTGACAAGGCTGTCGAAGTCAGAACACGTGGATTCGATGCTCAGATTCCATTGAAGAAAACCTATAAGGGTGTGAACACGATTAAGGTCACAAACGAGAACGGTAAACTAGAAGTCATGTTCTACATGATTAATCCTAAGAAATACATTCTGAAGAAGATTGCAACAATCGAGATTAAGTCGCTCGACGAACTTGCTTCCGTTATTGAAAAACAGATTGGATTGAAATTCTGATGAAAACTATCTTTGTATTCGAGAGCAATCTCGCAGGCTGTCATGAATACGGCAATGCAAGCGTTGCACGAGCAGAACACGGTGCCGAATATGGTGTATCGTTCGGAATGACCGGCAATGCCTATGCAATCCCTGTTAAAGACGAAAAGCTCAAACTCTTGAAGCTTGACCAGATTGCATTATATGTTGAAGCATTCATCCGCTTTGCTCAGGCTAATCCCGAACTCGAATTCTATGTGAACAAGATTGGATTTGGTCTCAATGCCTATGGCAGACACACAATGCGAAAACTGTTTCTGACTTCTTTGCCTAATATCAAATTCGACAAAGAGTGGGGATTATAATATGGCTTCACTGTTTTTCAATCAGAGTAACTTCAACGAGTTTGTTATTGACCCGACTTCGGCTGGCAAGGGGATGTTTCATGTTCTCGAGAAGGTTCTTTGCGATGGCTGGCAGTCTGTCGAGATTGATAGTGCCGATGTTGTTGACGGTGAGCTAAAGGTGGTTGCCAAAGCAAATCTGCCAAAAGAATTTGCGTGGATGGTATTGTGCGAGCTATCAACAGGCAATGTATCAATTGACGGTGAGTATCGTTGCACGAGTGTTGACGGCAAGGAAGCAAGATTCAAGCCTGCAAATCGAACAGTTCCGAATGGCTCGGCAAGTCGCGGTTCTATAGTTGTCAAGAGTGCA